GGAAACATCAGGTAGTCAGCCGCCCAGATAACAGAAGCAGTCTTGCCTGTGCCAGCCTCTGAAAAGCAGAACGCTCTCTTACGTAGTGTCAGGAAGGACGATGTGATGCGCTGGTGCTCGAACGGTGTCAGCTTGCCAGTCCACTTATAGTCACGCAGGATGGGCGAGGGTACTTCAATGGCTCCTACACGCACCAATGCCTGCGCTTCGCTAAACCCCCAGTGCACAGCGACTTCGTGCATACCGTTCTGTGCCCCGAGGTCTTTGGATCGCTCGATCACCTCAGTAACTTTGTGCGGCGTGCGCGTCTTCAGCACCAGAGCTTTGTTGTCGATTATTTGCACTACGGCTTTTCCTCCGCTGCCAAAACAAAATTCTCATACGTATTCCGGAACACCACCATCATCCCTTCTTGCATGGCGGTTCGTATTTTGCGCGCATAGGTGGAGTTCCTGTCGCTCAGCGGGGCCGTGATTGCGATAAAGCAAGGTTCGCAGCAAGTCAACGTATCAGTCCCCTCTGCTGGAGAAAGGGCCACCCGGCACTCTGCGCAAAAGATCATTTCTTCTCTCCTTTCTTAGTGTGCCCGTTGCGCGCACGGTTCTTGCTTGGGGCTTCGAGCTTGTAGCCATCAGCGTTGCTACCACCTTTAGCTAGGGCTTTATTGTGGCTCACGTCCTTACCGCTGCGACGTGGGGACTTCTCCGTGATAGTACCGGTGTCCTTCTTATCCACCGCTCGCCTCGCACGCTGTCGCTCCATGCGGTTATCGTGCTCACCACGCTCTACTTGCTGGGAGTATTCTTTTTTATACGGTCTGGGTTTGTTCACGTACGGCATAGCTCACCTCTTTCGGTTATGGGCACATGAAACCACTGGGCAGAACTTGCACAATGGCCCGCTCACAGGATTCCATACTCCTACCTTTTCTGCAACTACCAATCGTTCCAACGCATCATCGAAGGTAGCCAAGTAGGATGTACGGTTCTTGGCCGTGTGCTCCTTCTTGATGAACTCCCCGCTCACCACGTACAGCAGCCCCGACTTGATCTTGGTGACCCACGGCATATGGGTGAACACTGCCCCTGCCAGCATGTCCAGCTGTGTGGGGTCCGCGTACTTGGCGTTCTTCCCGGTCTTGTAGTCAACTAAGTATGCAGTATGACTGTCTACTACGAGCAAGTCGGCAATGCCCCTCCACCATGCATCAGGGTCAGAAAAGTCGGTCGGGTAGTGTTTGTTGTCTTCATACCCTACCCCTAGCTTAAGCTCACAGAACTTGTTACCGGGGATACGCAGTAGTGCATCGAGGATAGGCACCATGTAGCTGTACTCTGGTGGTATCGGCGTACCATCACGCACGTAGTCCTCAGCAGCTTTGTGCACCAAGTTGCCGTAGATACTTGCCTGTCCCCCTTCGTCCTTAACGTCCTTGGCGATCTTGAGGTGGTAGTACTTCTTCGGGCACTGCTCGAAGGTCTTGATGCTGCTGTAGGACCACGCTTGTGACGGCTTACTCATCTTTGGGTACTTCCTTTTTTACTGTGTTGAGTTTCTTCAACCCACTGGCCTGTGCCTTGGCGTAGGACGGAAGCACACTACCTTTTATACCACTCACGCCTATAGGCACTTCGGTTACTTTATTACCTGCGGCTTCCCACTTCGCTACCTCTCCAACCAACCTAGCGCGTAGTAGCTCCCTCTCCTCACTTTTGCTGTCTGTCAGGCGTGAGTACTTGCGGGCGTCAATTTGCTTTGGGCTTAGTGTCTTTGGCATCGGTATTCTCGTGGCAGTCTTTGTCATGCGCGCAGTTCAAGCACAGCACGCCTTCTGTGTACACTGGGTTGCGGCAGATAGGGTTCTTGTTAGCAGAGCCCCACGTACCTTCTTCGCATTTACAGATCATTCCCCTCCCCCCACAACGGGATCACCGTTGTCATCTATCTGCACAATCGGACGCCCGCGAAACTTGTGCAGGTGCATACCATCCTCAAGCTGCAACTTCCAGTCCGGGGCACTGTGCCAACCCAGTACCACGTAGCGCTTCAGGTCCGCCTCGAAGTATGTCTCGCAAGCTATCTTGAACTTCTCCACCTCGTCATGCGGCGTATCGGGGGGCAGCTTGAACGAACGTGCTATGACCATCGTTGAGACTCTCATTTCCCTTCCCCCTTCTTGAACTTGCCATCCTTGCCACGGCTGTCGTTCTTCTGTGCCTTACGCAGCTCCTCAACCAACAGCGTTTGCTCTCTTCTTAGTGTATCCACTTCGAGCTTTGCCCGGCGCAGCGCGGCCCACGGGTTCAGCAGTTCGTTCAGGTTCATGCTTTGATCCTCTGTGTTTAACTCGGTTCCAACCAATGATGTAGCTACGACTCTTGCCTGCGAGTAGCGTCTTGTCTTCTTTGTCTGGGGTGTCGCTAGGACGTTTCACTCATCGCCCCCATCACCGCCTCAAGTATCGCGCTGTCTTTATCAGTCCACTCGTACTTCTCTTCGATCAACAGCAGCACAGTGTGCAGCGACTTGTACAAGTCCTTCTTGCCTGCCTTGTCTTCGTGCCGCGTTATGTACTTGATCGCCGTATGCTGGCACGCGTCCAGCTCGTTCGCCATGCTGTACTGCATGGGCTGAATCTTCATCTTCTTGTAGTGCGATCCGCCTACCTGCTTGTCATATGCTTTCATGCGTCTGTACCCGCGTCACAATTTAGATATACATTAAGTGCCACCTCTGCTTCCGGCCTTGTCTTGTAACTACCGACATACTTTTTACCAGAATAGACTTGGTACCTGCCCCGTCTCTCTATCCATGCTATACCCCCACCAATTGGCACAACATCCTTCAAGTTACTCCATGCTAAATTTTCTTTACTACCGTCAATGTGGCGGACAATGCCTTTGGGGTATTCCCCTGTCATGTATAAAAACGCAAGTCTGTTTAGTTCGTACCACACCCCGTGCAAGCGTATTTGACCCTGCTTTGCCTTTGGACCGCTGACGGTACCGAGGGCGTCTCTGCCGGCAGTAGCAGCCTGAATCCTAGTAAATTGTCCCGTATACTGGTTGTAGTGCATATACTGTTTAAGTTGAAACTTGTTTTTTATTTTTGTCATTGCTATACACTCGCATCGCTCTCACCTCTCTTAATCATGGCGCGTATAACTCTCGCGGCAGTCTCGCCGGGGTCGTCCATGTTCCAAGCGTTTTGATCCTCGCACGCTCCGCAATACAGGCTCCCGTCAGGCTGGTATTCAACAAAGTCAGTATCAAGCCTTTTGTCACAGCGTTGGCAATTGTCTATGCTCATGCGCGCACCCCCTTCTCAAGTTCGGCCAGCAGGGCGCGGGCATAGTTGACTGCATCTATTGCAACGTCATGCGGGACCCGCCGTGAATTACACAACATCCCCTGAAGTGCCAGTCCTGCAAAGTATTCCAGCTTGGTCATGCCCTCCGACCAAACAGGCATTCCATTGTTGCCGGTGTAGCTTCCGGGAAACGCCGGCTTATTTGCGTTGCTCATACCCCTTTCTCCTGTTCGTTTGGTCTCATTACTCGCCGCCCCCTACTCGCTTTACATACCAACTACTGCTCGTTTCCCCCGCACCTGTCGGGCAAAACCAGAATGCTAACCCCGCGCCCAAAAGTCCTATAGTCACTGTGTAGTAGTTGTAAGGTCTTGGTGGTGTACGTAGCATCCCAAGCCTCGGTAGTTTTGCGATTGCGAACTGGACGAGCTGGAACTCACTCAACGAAAAATACACTGTAAAAAATATGGTCGCCGCCCCAGTTTTTATTTTGTATGAAGTCTGGTAGTCGTAGTCGCTCCGACTAAGTCTTGGGGCCTGTACTGTTTTCATACACTTACCCTCGGCTTGTAACGGATTTTGTCCAGATCAACCGAGCGAATGTAAGCGTTGAACCGCCCCATCACCTCGCCCTTTGTTGCTCCGAACCACGTTAACTTTACCAGCCCATCATCACTCGACAGCATCCAGAAATGGGTTGAAATTTGCTTGAGTACCATTAGTTGATCCCCCTTGCAGGTTCTTCGCCTATCAGGTGTTCTATGCGGGCTAATACGGTTTTCCGGTAGTTCGTCTCTAAGATGTCTTGAGAGCGCAAATCGAACAGCATTGCGGACAAGTGTTTTATCTCTGCGACCCTGAGTTCGTCCTTCTGGTGCCGAGTTGCCCATACGTATGCGAAACACCCCATACCTGCGATTAGTACTACTGCTGTAGGCCAGTCCATCAGTTCATCCCCCTTGCAGGTTCTTCGTCCATCGCACGAAAGGTTTCAAGTATCAACGCAGCGGTAGCCATAGCGCGACTACGCTCCATCACAAGGTACTGAGCTATCACCCCATCGGGCGTGGCTGTACCTACTACACTGTGCGGTCGGTTGGTTGTCTTGGTGAGGAACTCGGCCTCTTCGAGTGCGAACTGCACCTCATCAAACACAGTGAAGGACTCGTTGACTATAAGAATGTTGCGGTCATCCGTCATATTGCACCTCGGTAGTTAAGTAAAAGGGGCCCGTGACGTGGGCTAGTCGGTGTGCGCCTGTCTATATGCAGGTCACCTAAGTGACCACGAGGGCATAACATCGCACACTGCCGGTGTTTTTCACACGATGCCCACCTCCGGCTGGGGCACGGGGCGCTAGGCACCCCAAGCGGCTAACACTGCCCGTAACGCGGGTCAGCGCCAGCCTCGCAATTCAGTGGTAAATCTGGTGCCCATTGGGGGCGTATCTTCATGCACAGCTCAACATACTCAAGGCCGCGCTCCTCCTCTGCTTCGGGTACCAACGCACACACAGCGTCATGCACCGTCATCACAACTTTATACTTCTTGGCAATGCGCAGCAGCTGCTCACCTACGGCGATGCGGGCCAGCGCCTGCACTACGTTCTCTACAACTTTACCGCCGTATATCCTGTTTGGTATGACCGCTCGACCCCTCTTGGTGTCGTATACAAACTCAGACCTACCCTCATCGTTCTTGACGCGCCGAAGGTTAGGGTACTTGATGTAAAGTCCGTTGGGCAAGCGAATTCCGCGCTTACCCTCAACAAAAACTACTCCTTCTTTACCGAGCGGTGCAGATTTATCTTCGAGCATCGCATACAACACTGACTGCGCCTGCTCCCACAGCTCCGGTATAGCTTCGTAGGTACTACGGTACACACTGATGATGCGCTTGCACTCAGCAAGGGGAAAATCAACGCCGAAGTTTTTCAGTTGCGTATGGAACTTCTTGTGCCCCATCCCATACCCCGCGCCCAAGATAGTGGTCTTACCTACGAACCGTTCATCCTTGGATATGTCTGCCTCCACCTTGCCGTAGATAGCAGACGCCATGATCTTATACACATCGTCACCACGCTCGAATGCGGCAACGAGATCGTCTTGCCCAGCCCACCACGCCAGCGTGCGCGCCTCAATCTGCGAGGAGTCAGAGTCAACCAGTACATACCCGGGCGGTGCCATCAGTGCGTTCTTCAGCGTCCCACCACGCGGCAAGTTCTGCATGTTCACCGAGTCATCACCCCCCCAGCGTCCGGTGTGCGCTGCGTAATACTTCAGTGGGATAGGGAGCGACCCACGCTTTGCGATGTTAATGAACCGTTCAGTGCGTGTCTCTTCCAACGTGGACTTAAGGCCTAGACGAGCAGAAACCAGCGACTGCACCAGCACATCTGGATGCTCCAGTAACACCATGAACTCCTCGTCCTGCTTGGAGAAGGCGTAGGTCTCCCTGCCCGTGGTCAGGCTGATCTTCATTGGTGGTATTACGTTAAGCATAACCAGCAGCTGAGCAAATTTCGGGTTGCTCATCAGGTCGTCCTTGTCCACCAGCGCCTTACTCAGCAGCTTCTCCTTCTTCTCCTTGACCCCGATCAAATGGGCTTCCAACAGTGGTGTATCTATCTGCAACACCGGCTCCGAGAACATGCGCACCGTCACGTCAATCAAGCGCAGCTCATCAACCGAGAAGCCCGGCTCCATCAACTTGCAGAACAGCTTATAGGTCAGGGCTGTGTCGTTCTTGCAGTACTCACCATAGGCATCAAGCTCTTCGGGTGTGAAGCCCAGTCGCCGCTTACCCAGCGCGTTGATTACCTCGGTGCCCTTCTTCCCAAGCTTGTAATGCTCCACCAACGCAGCGAGGCTCCCGCCTACTTCTATTGTGTGGATCGCCCTTGCCATAGACAGCGTGTCCACAATCCGCTTGGGTCGCAGGTCGAAGTGCCAGTTGAGTATGGCTAGGTCGAACATGGCGTTGTGCGCTACGGCTACACTACTGGCCCAGTCGAACTTGCGCAGCCACTCGCTCGTATCTTCCATAGTGCCGGAGAACCACTCAGGCTCACCGTCATTGAGCTGCACCGACACACCGATCACCTCGAACTGAGTGTCACGGAGGTACTCCTCGGTTGTCATCTTGGAGAGACTGAACTGCTTGTCGTAGTAGGTCTCGAAGTCGATGGTCAGTATGTTCATTTACCCTCCGGCTCGTCCAACAGCTTCTTCATCACCCGCCGTGTGAACCGCTCACGCTCCAACTCACGTAGTTTTTTATTAAGCGCGTTCCTCTCCTCGTCAGTGAAGCTACCACCTATGGCAAGCACTAGGTCTACGGTATGCGTCCAGCGCCCATAGCGTCCGGTCATAGCCTCGCTGTCAAACTCCTGCGGGTGACTGTCCATGCGGGCCAGTAGTATCTCAATGCCTTGGTTCATCTAAGTGTGCCTCTAGTTCGTGTAAGTTGGTCTCGTTGATAACAAGCGCCGTGCCACATGCTGCGCGTATCGCCTCTATCTCCCTCTCCTGCAACGCCGTGGGTTTGTTCTTACCAGCCTTGCACTCAATGGCAAGGAAGCGCCCACGCACGCAGCACACTACATCGGGTACACCGGATCGCCCCATCCCAAAGGTAGCGGGGAAGAAGTAGTACACCCCCCGCTCCTTGAGCAGCTTGACCACCTTGGCTTTTACTTTGCCTTCAGGTGTCGTCGCCATGTCCTGCCTCCTGTTGTGTGGGCCCCCTAACATTGTTAGGGGTATTAACGTATGCGCTTAGTACTTCACGTATAGCCTCGGACATATTCGGAGACTGCGAGAAGTACTCGT